CTTTCTGGATATGAGAAAAAAGGTAATTGTATAAGTCCGACTAGCGTTTTAAACTCGCTTTAAGTTGGGCTTTTTTTGTTTGTGAAAATCTATCTAATTATATTCAATTATAAAATTGTTGCACATTTTGTTGCACATCAAAAAATATCGTTTAGTTTGTCTTTAATAATTTTTTCTGCTTTTGCTTGCTCTTCGTCAATTAAGTAAGCGTAAACATTTAAAGTTGTAGTTAGTTTTTTGTGTCCTAGTCTTTTACTGATAGCGTACCAGTCAATACCTAGTGAATGAAGCATAGCAACATGACAGTGTCTAAGCGAGTGAAACACTATTTGTTTTTTTATACCAGCATTTCTAACATTTTTTTGTAAATGCGTAGATATTATATATTCAGTGTAGATAGTGCCTTTTTTGCTTTCAAATATTCTATCGGTATTCTTTGCTTGCAACTCTTTTAAGATTGTAAGCATATCGCTATTAATTGCTATCGTCCTGATACTCGATTTAGTTTTAGGTAGCCCATCTGTTCGAGTTGCAAAGCTGTAAGTTTTACTAATTTTTATTTTCTGTCTTTCGAAGTCTATATCAGACCAATGTAGCGATATTAGTTCTCCAATTCTAGCTCCACTTGAAATTGCTAGTAATATTAAGTAACAGACTTCATCTTTTTTCCTATTATTCTTGCAGTAGTTTATCAGCTTCTTTATTTCATCAAGACTAAGATAATCTATTTTCCTTTTTCGGCTATTATCTCCAGTGATTGTTGCTAGGAATGTAAAGTCATCTGCAATCAATTTGTCAGCAATGGCGTATTTAATACAAGCTCTAATATTTGAAGTTATTTTCTTTAAATATTCGGTACAAACGTCTAGTTGATTTATAAACCGTTGAAAATCAATTCGTTTAATATCTTTTAGTGCTGTATATCCAAAAAAGTTGTATATCATCTTAGCTACAGCTCGATACTGATATTGAGTGCTTAATCTTAAATGTGGCTTTTTGGTTTGCTCGTACCATTGACAAAAATAGTCATAGAAACTGATATCGTTTTTCAGCTTAACACCATCTGCAGCTTGTAGTTCCAGCTTAGCACTATACTCTATAGCTTCTCGCTTCGTATTAAACCCGCCTTTGCTAACTTGTTCTAACTTATATTCGGTTTTGAAAGTTCCATCTGGTTGTTTAACCTGAATTTTTCTTCTTTTTGAATATCGAACCTGCCATTTTTTACCTCTTTTAGTTATCGAAGCCATTTTTTAAAGCCTAGCCTTTCTAGTGTAATGTATATTTAAATTGTGGATAACTTCGTAATTTTTCTGTGGATAACTAGCTTCTGGGTAACAATAAAGTTACCTAAAATGTTACCCCTATCCAAATATAAAGATAGATTATATATATAAATAAATAACGCGCGCACGCGAATATCACAAAACAAATATTTTTGTCAAGTAAAAACTCCTAAAACGAGTAAAAAACATTTCTGTGATTTTTTGCTAATTCGTCAACTTGCAACTGACGGTTTTTGGGAATTGAAAAAGCTTGACTAAAATCTTGTGAAGTATCAAAAACTAAGTCCTCGTTTTCTGCAAACTCGTATAAAAGACCTATACCGAACTTGTCGGCTTCTGCTTCTTCGTTAGCTGTATACGAGAAAGTAGCGATAGAACTTCTAGGCTCATCCCCGTTAACGTAATGCCCTAATTCGTGCCCTGCTATCATCGGTAAAGCGTCTTGATTGCAATTGCTATTGATTATCAAGCACTTTAACGCTGGTATGCAGTGGCTAGCGTATTTAGTATCTAAATGCTCGACAATGACGTTTAAACCGTAAATTTCACGAGCTTTGTTAAGTACAAAATTAAATGCTGACAATGAACGCATGTTCTTACCTCAATCTTTTTAAAGCCCTAATGTTAAATTGAAATGCCTTAATTAGGCTAAAATTTAACGCTAGGGCGTTTTTTATTGCTGATTAATATAAATACTCTAAGCTAAAATAAAAAAGCTTATATTAGCTTGTTTTAATTGCTGCTAGTTATTTGCTAATTCCATGACGATTTAGTATCGCCTTGATTATTTCTAATTCTTCGTCTGAAATCGGCTTACCGTCGTAACTCAATACATCTGCCTTTTTCAGGTCGATATTGTTATTAGACTTTTCAGTTCCGTAGATTAAATAGTCAGTTGATACTGAATATAATTCAGCCAATTTTTTAATAGTATCGACAGAAGGCTCCTTAGTTCCTCTTTCAAAGTAGTAATAAGCAGGTACTGATATGCCGATAGCGTCAGCAACTTTAGTCTTTGTATATCCTCGTTTTATCCGCAATTCTTCTATGCGTTTTTTAAAATCTTTATCTAGCATTTTGTAAACATCCTTTTTTAAAAATTATCCTTTATGTTTTATATTTTAACTTTAGGATAAAGAAAAATAAACTTTTTTTAACTTAAAGGTTGACTTTTAACTGCTGATTAATTATTATGTGTATATAAGCTTTAAGCGGAGGTTAAAAATGACAAACGATAATAAAGCATTAGTTAAAAGTAATGCTCGTATTCTTTTGAGAAGACATCTTAAAGAACGCCGCATTAAACAACAAGAATTAGCTAAAAAACTAGGCTATTCGCCAATATATTTAAGTAGAGCAATTAATCACAATTTTTCAATTAAATTAGCTGTTGAAATTGCAAGCGTATTGGATTTACCAGCTAATTATTTTTTGAATTAGTTTTAACCTGTGATTAAAAGAAAGGCTTAAAAATGAACCAATTACAAACATTTAATTTTAACGGCTTAGATGTACGAACAATATTAATTGACGATGAACCGTATTTCGTAGGAAAAGACGTTACTGAAATTTTAGGTTACAAAAACGCAAGTAAGGCTTTAGCAGACCATGTTGATAGTGAAGATAAACTCAATAACGAAACGTTATCGAGTTTAGGACAACGTGGTGGCTGGTTGGTTAACGAGTCAGGGTTATATAGCTTAATTCTTTCAAGCAAGTTACCAACTGCTAAGAAGTTCAAGCGTTGGGTAACAAGTGAAGTATTACCAGCAATTAGAAAGCATGGTGCTTATCTAACAGACGAAAAAGCCTTTGATGTTGTTAACAATAAATCGGGCTTAGCTGATTTACTTCAACAAGCAGCCGACCAGTTGAAACGAAAAGATATTCAAATTGCTGAAATGAAACCAAAAGCCTTGTTTGCTGATTCAGTAGCAGCTAGCGACTCAACGATTTTAATCGACGATTTAGCAAAAATAATTAAGTCAAATGGCTTTGATATCGGAGCTAGAAGATTATTTCAATGGTTGCGAGAAAAAGGCTACTTGATTAGCCGAAAAGGCAGTGATTGGAATTCACCAACTCAAAAAAGCATGAACTTAGGCTTGTTTGTAATTAAAGAGTCTATACATACACAACCTGATGGAACGGTACGAGTTATTAAGACAACGAAAGTTACAGGCAAAGGACAGCAATATTTTATCAACAAATTCTTGAAGTATCTGAAAAAATAGGAGGGCTTAGCAATGGGCTTAATCAACGAAGGCTTGCTTGAGGAAATGATAAAAAAAGTTGTTCAAGAACAACGAGTTGAGTTTGAAGAAGATTTAACCGGCAAGACTGTTGACCTTGACTATTTCAGAAAAAATTATTGCGGTAGCAAGAGCAGTGAGTGGGTTAGGACGTTTATCTTTGATAAGTTTCCCGAGACTAACGTTGACAACGGGGGCTGGGTAGTTAACCCACGTCGAGGAGCAAGCGCAAGAAGCGGACGTAAGACAATAATTTTCTTGAAGCCGGCTTCGGAATGGATAGAAAAAAATAAGACTCGCATTAACTGGAATGCAAGCCTTAGTAGCTAGGAGTTTTGTATGAGTGAAAGAAAACAAATAACGCTTCGACTAGCGGAGAACCAGTACGAAGCGCTCGAAAAATTAGCTAAAAATAAACAGCTTAGTGTTAACAGCCTAGTTGTTAATGCTTTATGGCAATACGTTAATCAATATTAATTTTGCCATTTGTTTTTTCAAAGTTATCAACGTGTTTGATTACTAGCTGTTCAATTTCCTTATTAGCAGAACGACCATTGTATGCAGCGATATATTTAATCTTTTTTAAAAGTTCCGGCTTAATTCTTAAGCCAAACATTGGAAGTTTTGACGGCATAATATTTCTCCTTGTGTTATCTCTTTGACTACATTCTAACATCAAAAAGATTTCACTTTTCTAGTTGACAACAAAGTGATAACACTTTATATTTGCAATTGTAAGGAGTGATAACACAATGATAACACCAAGAAAAACAACAGGTATTAGATTAACCGTTGACCTCGATAGAAAAATATCAGAAATAGCTAAATTTAAAGGAGTTACAAAGAACAGCTTAATTGTTGAGGCTTTATGGGATTTCTTAGAAAGAGAGAGCACAAAAAATGTTAACAAAGTGGACTAATCAATTTAACCGTATTTTTGAAGGTAACGTAACAAAAAAGCAGTGCTTAGCATTAACGCTAGGATATGCTGCACTGCTTGCTTTCTGTATCTGGTTGCTAATGATTACAGGACCGGAATTTTTACCCGGAACGTAAAAAGCACTCTCGATTGAGAGTGCTAGATACGTAAACCTTAACATAAAGGAGTATATCACGAATGAAAAAGAATGACAACAACAAACAAAATTTTAAAGAGTTTAAGGGCTGGAAAGTCAGCAACAAACTTAAAGCATTACAAGAAAAATTTTTAGACAAAGAGGAAATTACCGAAGACGATTTACAGCTATTTCAAGATAGTTTCGACAGTTTGAAAGAAACGCTCGGAACTGATTTAGATGATATAGCTAACTGGATATTGAACAACAAGCTTGAAGAAGCCAAGTATAACGGTATTAAAGCGTTTTACGCAGACCAAGCAACTGCAGCTAGAAAAAGAGCTAATGGTTTAGACAAGCTGAACAAGAATTTGAACAAGTATATTACAGCACTTGTAGACAACGCAGGTGTTAAACAAATTGAAACGGCTCAACGTATTTATAGACCTAAAAAACACAAAGATATTGTTTGGCTTATTGACGAAGAGAATATCGATTACTTACCAAAAGAATTTATCAAAGAAAACGTTAAATATGCTCCCGATAAAACAAAGATTTATCGAGCCCTTAAAGATGGGCAAGAAATAGAAGGCGCTAAGTTATTACCAAACCGCACAACACAAATTATTTAAAAAACTAGAAAAAAGGACTAATAAAAATGATTATCAAAACAGTTGAAGGGCTAGAAGCAAACGAAAAAGCAAAATTAGTTGCAGATATTTTTAAAAAATTTATCGAAGTAAAAAAGGTACTTAAGACGCCGAAGCACAATTCAAAAGTTGAATTTTCAAGCCGGAGCGGATACAAGCGCAGTTATGGCTATTCAACACTTGATGAAGTTTTAAATCAAATTGATATTGCTATTAAACAAGCCGGCGGACTTAGTTATACTTTCGAAAATGTAAATTCAGACTCTATGGTCGGAGTACGAGTATTTATTTTTGGAGATAGTGGGGCTTGGATTGAATTCGAACCGTTTTATTTGCCGGGTGGGAGAACTGCTCAAGATTATGGTTCAGCATTGACTTATTTACGGCGGTACTGCATTAGTTCAGTTTTTGGAATTGCAAGCGAAGAGGACGATGACGCACAAAGCATTAGCCAGAAGCCTTTTAGAGCAAATGAAAGACAACAACCAAGACAAGCACCAAGACCGCAAGCTACAGCTCCTCAACAACAACCAGCTGAGGATAGCAAAAAGCCAATTAGCGATGACGCTTTGAACATGGCTACAGTAACTTATCAGAACAGACCAGAATTGCTTGTTATCTTGATGAAACAAGCGGTTGATGGCGACAAAGAAGCGCAGAAGTTTATTAGAGAACTAGAAGGCAAAGATAAGCTTCTAGCGCATGAAATTAACAAACGGAAATTATACGAGAAAGTGAGCTAACGCAGATGAACGGATACGTTTACCTTAACAATTTAACAAAATATTTACGCTCAAATGAGTTAGCACCGCAAGAATTAGCATTTTTGCAAGCCTTAGAGATTTTCGCAAACGTGACTAACTGGGCTTCTGAAATGACTCCAAGAAACGCTTGGTTAATGACTTACACCGGCTTCAAAAATAAGATGGCAATTAGCAGATGGCGAAAGTCTTTAATCGAAAAAGGGTTAATAACGTTTGAAGCTCGCTACAAACAAGCCGGCATTTACAAGTTCACTGAAATTCTAACTGCTAAGCAATCAGCCGAAGCGGTCGGAGTTGTAACAGAACTTAAGGAACGCAAACAGGAAGCACCTAAGCAAGAAGAAGTTGTAGTTAGTGAACAACAAGAAGCAGTATCAGAAGAAACATCTAAGGTTGCTGAAAGCTGCAACTTAGATGTTATGGCAGACCATGCCGAACTAATCAATTTCAAACGTATTCAAGAGTTTGACAAGTTCGTTGAGCAAGGCTGGTTACCGATTAGTCGGATTAGCGTAAAGGACCGAGTCATGCTTAGAGAGCGATACGCAAGTATCTTTGACGAAGACCTAGCTAATAGCGGACTGTACAACTTAGTTGGCTTGAATTGGGACGCAGTAGAGCGACCAGCTCAATATATCCGAGCGTGCTTTAACAATCTAATAAAACTAGACCGCATGAAAAACGGTTTAGGAGTCTATAGAGAGTGAGATAACAGTGTTTTATCAAATTGGCGTGTATAGCCTTTTAGGATTTTTTGTAATAGTTCCAATTATTTTTGCAATTGTTGCAATTTACGTTGTTTTTAAAGATTTTGCAGATAATTTTGTTGAATTCATGATGGCTTTGTTAGTTGCTTTAACAGCAATTTCAATGATTTTAGGAATTTGTATGTTAATGGCTAACGAAATAGTCAAAACATGCTTATAAGAGAGGTTCAGACGTGTTTAATTTATTTATGTATTTGATGGCTATTGCTTTCACAGTTGCGATGGCTTTAGTGTTCATCTTAATTGCAACACTTGTAGTTAAGACAGTTATAGAGAGTTACAGAGTTGATATTAATGAGCCAAAACCAACGCCAGATGGCAATTGGGAAAATCACGCAGATTTCTTTGAATTCGTAGCATTTGATACTAACACTTACGAGTTTGCAAAGAAGATGGCTAGCGAGATTAGAAAAGGCGAACCAGTAGTGATTAGCGGGAAAGTTTCGCAACGGAAATATCAAAACAAAGAAGGTCAAACAGTAAGTGTTTTCGAGATTATCGTTAGACAGTTTAGAAAGCTAGCAGTGCCAGCTAAGAAGCCAGATACAGGCTTTAGTAATCAAACTCAAGACTGGTCAGCAGCCGGAACGAGGGAACAGCACCAAGCTAATTTAGCTAATGCTAATGCACCGCAAACGACTAACCAAGCACCGCTTGACCCGTTCGCAGATAGCGGAAACACATTAGATATTTCAGACGACGATTTACCATTCTAAGGAGGTAGAACCATGCCAAAAGCAAAAACAGTAATTCTTGTTAGGCTAGGTTCTAACCCTAGTGAAGACAGGCAGTTATTTTTCAAATCGTCTATAAATGCGTCAAGATACGTACAACGAGACAAAAGCTTTATGAATAAGGCTATTTCTGATAAGAGATACATTTTCAAGTCAAATGACAGTATTTTTTGGATATTAGATTATGGCGAAAAGCATTTCAATATCCCGCAAGATTTAGACAGAGCTAATTTAAGTCAAGTTGTTAAAACGGTTGAAAGAGATACCAAGAGCCGTAATAAGAGCAACAAACCAGTAAATGACAAGGTTAAACCATTAAGACCGAAAGTAGACCCGAAAAATGTAAGGCTTAACTTGCTGCTTGACCTTGAACAAGAGTATGGCTCGATTGCTAACGTTCCAGATACTAATACCCGACTACAGAAGCTAAGACTACTTTATTAGATGACGGCAAGTGAAGCTGCAGACTTTACCGGACGGCGTAAGGTTACACCGAGTGCTGAAAAGATTATCTTAAACAAGAAAATTAGAAAACTTATCGAGTTTGGATATTCAACAGCTGAAACTGCAAGCCTGTTAAGAGTATCTAACCAGACAGTTATCAATTCGATGGCTAAGCAAGGCTTGAAGCCGAAAAAAGCTTATTACTACAAAGTTAGAGGAGTTAGCAAAGATAACCCTAGATATTACAAGCCTTTATACGCTTCAACTATTCACGAAATAGCGAAATTCTTCGAAACCAGCCAAGCTAAGCTATATCCGAAACTTGATAAGTTAGGTTACAAAATTGAAATGATTTTCAAGCTTTGGGGAGATTTAGCTGTAGGCGACGATTTTTTAGATGATAACAAAAAGCATACGAAAGGGGCTAATGTTGATTGATTGAGTTTACAGTTTTAGGCAAGCCGTTTGGTAAGGAACGACCTAGACCAAACCGGACAGGTCACGGAGTATATACGCCCCAAAAAAACGAAAAGATACGAGTATCTAGTAGCACAGAGCGCAAGGCTAGTATTTAATGAAAAACCGCTTGAAAGCTATATCAGGGTTAGTATCAGAGCATTCTTTGCGATTGCTAAGAGCGACTCGAAGAAGAAGAAGCAGGCTAAGTTAGCTAATCAGCTTAGACCAGCGATGACACCAGACGCAGACAATATAGCAAAAGCAGTTTTAGATGGCTTAAATGGCGTTGTTTATGCGGACGACAAGCAGATTGTCGAGTTGAAGGTGATTAAGGCTTACGCAGAAGTGCCGAGGGTAGAAGTGACGATAGAGGAGATTTAGCGATGGTAGAATTTTCAAATTGCTTTGAAACAACAAAGACCACTAATGCAGAGCCTGAAAAGTTTCAGAGATTATTGCGGATTGACTACAGAATGCAACGAAGTGACAACGTGTATTCAATTTACGTAAGCCACTTAGAAAGTGATTTTTCAAGCGCAACAATCAAAGATTTTGTTAATCGATATAAAGACCAAAAGCTTGTTTATATACCAAGAAAAAAAGTAACTTCAATTTATTCTGGTTACTCAATCTATGAAAATTATTTAGATGACACAGAGGAACTGATAGCGATTAATATCGATTACATTTATTCGATATCTTACGAAAAAACACCTAGCGCTTTCATTTACACCAAAACTTACAAGAAGTTATTAGATATGGCTAAAAAGTTTACTAAGTGCCAGCTATACAAAGATTTAAAAGTATCTACTCCTAAAATTTATCCCTGTGATTTAAAAGATGGAACTTGCAGTAACTTTTATATCGACTATGAAGGCTTTAAGCTTGAATTTTCTTATAGCACCGGACTTGAAGTTGAAGAGAAAAGCTTTAACAAGCTATTGAAAAAAGATGAAAAATATAAGGACTTTTTCGAAAAACACGATGATGGTAGGCTTTCACGCTACTTGAAGTTTTTTGAAAAATATGAGGTGTAAGCGATGGCTAAGAAACTTGAGGAATGGCTGATTAAAGACTTGAGATGGCAAGCCGGACTTGTTTATAACTCCGTACTTCAAACTATAGGAACAGTTGCATTTCAGCTTGTTGACGTTGTTTTTAATGACGAAAGTGTAGATTTTGTTTTCGTATGTATCAGCGATAAAGCATTTCAGTTAACAATCAGCTACAACAATACTAGTAGAAACAACGCAAGTGTTTTTGATAAAGATTATCAATCAGTTTTTAAAGAATATTTCGAAGAAAAGATAGCGGAAAACGAGGAAAACGAGGAAGAGAATGGCGAAGATTAGAACAGTTTACTTAGACTTAGAAGACGATTGCATTGACTATGCTATCGAAGCACTTTTTGAAAAGTTAGTAGGAAACACAGTTCTTTCAAGCTTTTACGACGATGACCGAGAACAGCTTGAAATTCAATATTTAGAAAAGAATTAAGGAGAAAAGGCTATGCATCAAATTGACACAGAAAAATTGAAAAAGTTCTTTAAGAGCTTATCGAAAGAGGACCTAGACAAGTTAGCAGAGGCTTTTGGATACCAAGGATACCAAAAAGAAGAAAAAGAAGAAGGCGCTATCGTTCCGACGGCAGACGATTTTGATGATAGTTTCGCTAATCAGCTTGATAAGGACGACAAGTGGGCTTTATTAGCGTTTCTAGTATTTTTCGATACTTTCTATCAATCTTATTTGAACGGGCTTATTGTTCCTGGAATTGATGATGATGATAAATTCAAGATAATTTATGGAACGGCTGTTCTTTTAAGTCAAGCGCTCTGGGCTTGGACTAACGGAGATTCAGATACTTTAGATTTTAATTTCAAAAAATTAGAAGACTATATCACATACGACCGGTTCGACAAAAAATATCTTGAAGTAAGCGAGATTGGCTTAAAAGATGATTCAGATAATGTTCTTGCACGATTTAGAGTATCAAGACAATTAGACAAGATTAATCAAAGAATTTACAAAGTCAAAACTTGGTTATTAGATGGCAACGAGATGATGGCTTGCTTGGATTTATCAAGACCAGATACTTATTTTTCAAGAATTGCTTTCAATGGCGACACAGAAAAGTTTTGTAGATTTCTAGGATTGGTAGAAGATTAGCGAGGATACGTAACCATGACAATTAAGTTGGATAACGAAATCACAACGGTAGGCGAGGTAGGCAGTAAGTACAGTTCTTGCTGTAACTTCTTACTTTCAAGATTAGGAGAAATTGGACCAGAAAAGCTAGCTACTGAATTGAATTTTGGTAGCGTTAAAGACTTAATCGAGTATCTGATAGAGTATCAAGACGACGCAGACGCTTTGCGTTCACTGGTTCAAGACAGTTACAGTTGCTGAGCTTAAAGTTAGATGATGAGCTGATTTTGTACGACGAGAGCGAGGTTAGGAAAATGAAAGAGTTAGAGCTATTAGAAGACACTGCACCAAAGTTAACAGCCGAACAGTTGGATTACTACCGCAAAAAGTATCTTGAGGATACAGCGCAAATCTTTGAAAAATATGTTAAGGAAGAGCAGAAAAAAGATAAATGCGTAGCTTTATCAATCTATGAGCTTAACAAGTTAGCATTAGCTACTTACATTTATTTAAAAGCTAGAGCTCAATTTAATGATGTGATAGAACGTGAAGCACCAAATGTATTTTTGGTTAAAAAAGACTGCAGCATTAATATTTTTTGCGCTGAAATGAAAGCAGCACTACAAAAAGACGGTTGTGCAGTTTATCAAGTGCTAAACCTAGTTAGCAAGTACTTTGCTATAACTAAAAGCGAGAGTAACAAGATAGCTTTCTATTTAGACGGCTATAGATTTGAAGTTAACAAGCGATACGATAATCAGTATTCAAATCATTATTACGAACCAAAGCTTGCTTATCGAGTTAAGTCAGGAATTGATGGCTTTGAGTCAATAGACATTGTTTTTCTTAAAAATTTTTCAGAGATGTATGGCTTTGAGGAAATTTACGAAAAGAAGTAGGAGGATACTATGTTAACTGCAAGAGATAGATTGAAATTGTGGACACTAGCAACAATCGGCTTTACGTTCTTGGTATTTGTATTAGCTAGCGTGCTAGTAGTGATTACTGAGAGTTGGACACAGCTATGGACGATACCAGCATTGTACTTAGCTTTTATCGGTTCAATTTGTTTGTACTGCAAGATTTAGGCGGAGGGTAAAGATGTTACTAGAGTTAGGAGGAGCGGTTCAATTGAGTTTTGATTTTGAAATTGATTATGAAGCAACGGCACGCAAGACAGACCGCTTCTTAGAGCGAGATTTAGAGCGTTGCTTAAGATACAGCGGAAAGCACAGAACAGACTTAGCAAGCCCAAAATTTGATGCTACAGGTGCTACAGGAAGCCACGATAATACGGTTGAGCTTAAAGTTGTCAGAGGAATAGACGCAGAAGCGATTGTACAAGCAGTAGCGTTGACTATAGATAACTGCAGTTCAAGTGGTCGACACCCGTTCAAACAAATTCTAGTAGCTAGATATATCCACCAACTACCCGAATGGGCAGTAGCAGAAACAATAGGTTACAGTACCGCTAGAACCAGAGTGTTAAAGAAGCAGGCACTCAACGAGTTTGCGGACCGGTTCGAGTTTTATCAAAAAAAGTTCAAGATAGCATCAATTGAGTTGCATATTTTTAAAAGTTAGCGATTGACTAGCGATTTAGTAGCGACCGACAAGCGATTGTACATAGTAAGATAGTATCATCAAGTTAAAACAAAGCTTGATATTCCTACCTCCTTTCTGTGGAATAAGTACAAATTCTTAATGGCTATTAAGAAGTCCGTGATGGCTCACTAAGGTTCGACTCCTTAGACGGACTTAGGGAGCGTGTGACTCCCTGCTTGAAAAACTCCTTTTAGATTTTTAAGTGTTTTTTCTCAATGACGTGCGAGAGACGAGAGATTGGTTTTTGTCTAGCAATTGGATACTCCAAAAAACAGTAGCACGGCTGGTGCTCTTATAGCAGTTCAATTCTGCTGCGTGCTGTAGGGCTTGAAGAAGCCCTTGAATGTATCTTTTATCTTTTTCATTTTTTTATTATTCCTTTTTTGTATTGCATAGGACATTTTGGTCATTCAAGTGTTACATATTTTTTAGCAAAGTTTTTGGGTGGCGTGCTAGGTAGCATAGTGCAGGTTCGAGTCCTGCTCACGTTATAGGCTTGTTGATGTTTAGGAGCCTTAACAAAGCCGAAGTTCATAAAAAGAACTCTCAATTCCTTCATATTTTGCGAAGACCTACTAATGTAGCGAGCGAATGTATTAATTTTTTGTTTATCTCGATACGTAGTGCGCATTGGTGGTTACTGTAGGTTCAACTCCTACACGCACTATAGCTTGCAAAAGCAAGCTTATTTACATTTATACATTTATGCCTTTTAGATGTTTTATGTGTTTCAGTATTAGTATTTAGCAGCAGTAAATACTAGCTATTCTAATTTATTCGTTTAACATCCTTAATTTATTTCGGGGCAGGGTGTGGACCTTTAACAAGCTTTCGATGGCTTGCTGCTCTTATCCCGCAAGGGAAATTTTAATAGAAAAAACAAATGATTTTTTTGACATGCTAGTGGCTTTACTATCAGGAGCATTGAGGTTGCGATTACCTCCGCTAGTTTAACAAAGCGTATCCGTACCGGTGCGCTTTTTATTTTGCGTTTTATGAGGTTCAAATGGACGTTAAGACAGTTTCAATTGACAGCATTAAGCCGTATCCTAACAACCCTAGGCTTAACGATAATGCGGTTGATAAAGTAGCCAATTCTATTAAAGAGTTCGGCTTTCAACAACCGATTGTAGTCGATAAGGACGGCGTAGTAATTGTAGGACACACCAGACTTAAAGCGGCAAAGAAGCTAGGACTAAAAGAAGTTCCAGCTGTTTATGCTACTAATTTAAGCGAGGAAAAGGCTAATGCGTACAGACTGGCAGATAACAAGACCGGGGAGTTTGCCGAATGGGACGACATTAAGCTTGAAGACGAGCTTAATTTGATTACTGATATTGACATGACAGACTTCGGCTTTGAAGATACGGACATTGAAGCTTACCATGATGACAGTTCAGAAATACCAAGCGGTGTGATTAGCGAAAAATTCGGTATTACTCCGTGTTCGGTCCTTAACGGAACAAAAGCAGAGTGGCTTAATCGAAAAAGAAAATGGTTATCCTTAGGTATTGACTCCGAAGTGGGACGAGAAAATGGCTTAACCTTTGACGTTAGATTAGCTCAAAAAGCAGGTATGGGTAATTTGGTTGGTAAGTCAACTTCACTATTCGACCCTGTCTTAGCAGAATTAATGTATAGATGGTTTATACCAAAATCGGGGGGG